CCCAGTTGCGCACGATGCTGCCCGGAATGGCCGCCGCCGCGCGATCGGCGTCCCGCGCGAGATTGAGGCGCTTGCGCAGTTTGATCTGTGGAACAATAATAAAAATCGCCGCCTCGACCAGACCTCGCCTGACCCCGTCGCGCCTGACTTTGGCATGTGATTGGACCAGTTTGTTCTTGCTGTTGATCCGGCCTTCAGCCACCAGCACAATCGGTTTGCCTGGCCGAATGACGGCGCGCAACTTCATCCCCTTCTGTTGCTCCCATTCCTTTGGCGTAAGGTGCTTGCCGCCCCGCCCAGTGCCTGCGGCGGGCAGCGGGATTGCGAGCATTGATCCACTGGCCGAACGGATCAACGGCCCGGTGTCATGCGCTCCAACGATTTCCGGGGCGTTCGCCCAGACCAGTGCGGCAGCGTTCAGACTGTTGTCGCCGATGGGATAGGTCTGCGACCTGATCGTGTTGGCCAGACGTTGCCCCAGACCAGCGCCAGTGATCTGCGCCCGCCAAGCCGCTTTGAGATTCTTCCCTGCTTCGTTCATCGTCGTGGTGACCGCCTTCTCGCCGGCCGCCAACTCAGCGCGCATCAGCGCCACGATGTCTCCTGCGATGCTGACGTCCAGTTTCATGCGGGCCTCGTGTCCAGTGTCCAGATCAGGCGCTCGCGGTCGAGCTTCGGCTCGCCCTGAATGACAAAGCTTGCGGCCCCGATAGTGATCAGGTCGCCCTGCGCCGGTGCCGCGACCTCGCTCACCCGCAGATCGAATATCGTGCTCTCCGACCAGAGCCGGGCTGCGCCAAATTCCGTCACTATATCCGGCCGCTTCTGAACAACCCGCACGGTGGCGGGCAACCCCGCCACCGGCACATAGCTTGCATCGACAGCCATCGACGCGTTGGCAAAGAGCGCGTCCACCATGGCGTCGAAAGCTCCCATCAGAGCACCGCGCCCGGGAATGCGCCGTTCAGTCGGACACGCCCCGTCGCACTCGGGTTTGCGGCCGCCGCCACTGCAACGCCGATCAGGAGGTTGCCCACCGTGGTCGCGGTGGTGCAGAGTCCGGTGGCGGGGATCACGTAGATCGCCGCACCCAGGGTCCACGCCTGCGCCGAGGTCTTGGCCAGATTGAACACGCCTTCTGTGGCAATCAGCACATCTGCGCCACTGAGCGCATCATGCGCAGCAACGCCCGCCAGAACGCCGGAGGTCACCATCGCGCCCGAAAGCACATTGGCAGGCGCCGTTACCGTGATGGCGTCGCCGTCTTGCACGAAGTTCTTCATCGTCAGTCTCCAGAATAGTTGGGGAAGGACCGCCGGGCGGGTCATCCGCCCGGCTGGCGTTCATCGTCAGGCTCCGGCGTTGCGGTACCCGCCGCGGAAATCGATCGCACCACAGCCAAAGTCGTGTTCCAGCGACATCGACGTACCCTGCCGCCCGAAAACCTCTTCGATGCGGAAACGCGGCGCCTCGTAGCCCTGCAGCAGACCCCACTCAAAACACGGCGCGTCTGCGGGCGCGGCAAATACGTACCAACTGTTGCCAGTCAGCTTTGCCGTCGTGACCACAGTCAACAGCCCGGAGAACGGGTTGACGTTCCCGGCCTGCTGCGCCTGCAACGGCGCCACGATCTGCTGCGCCTCGGTCTCCTTGTCGGGCCCGACCAGCAGGATCGACGCCGACAGGCCAAGGTCATTGCCATCGAGGCTTTTGCGCTTGCGCAGCGCCGAGCGCCCCAGCGACAGCGAGGTGATGCTGATCGCGGCAGCCGTGCCGGCCAGCGTGCCGTCGGTTGCATTGAACACCTGGCGCGTGGTCTCAAGCAACGTCGGGCCGTTCGCCGACGTCCCCGACAACATCATCGCGTAGAAAGTCGCATCCTCGAACCGCGCCACTGCCGCGCCGCGATCATTCAGCACCTGGCTGATGCCGTCGAGCGTGTCATTGACGAGCATCTGGCGCGAAATGTTGACCATCACGCCGTAAGGCAGCACTGCGGTCTTTTCACGCGCCTCGCCGAAACTCCCGGATGGAATCTCACCGCCCGCCGCGCTGACAAGCTGCAGGGTCGGAAAATCGCCGACACGCACCGCTCTGTGGTCACGGAAGTCCTGGTAGGTCCGCTGCCGAGCAATCTGCCGGTAGGTCGGCGTCGCCTCGGCATACCGCGCCGCCAAGGCCCGGTTCATCGCATTCTCGAACAGCAACGGAAAGTCGCTGGTCGACAGGAATGCACGGCGCAACATCTCTTCGCGCGCGCCGAAGTTCGACGGAACCCGCTGTTCGCCGAGGCGCCGCGCGGCCATCTCGGTCAGCGAGTGCCCGGCGAACGGCTGCGCCAACTCGCTCGGCGCGGCGCGCGTCAGCCCGGCAAACAGCGCATCCTCCATGCCGCGCCGGCGCGTCTCGGTTTCGTCCTGCCCGCGACCAAGCGCAGGCTCGGAGCGGCCACCGGCCGCCGCCGTCTGGGCCGAAAGCCGATCCAGAACGGCAGCGCGGGCAGCATCGACCGACACTCCGCGCGCGATCATGTCGGACCCGATCTCGGCCAGACCGTGGCGATGGCAAAGCGCGGTGATTTCGGCCGCGCGCTGGCGCTCGACCGCAATCGGGTCAGGTACGGTTTCGGGCTGTGCAGGGCTCGCGGCGCGGGCTTGCACTGCGGTGGGCGGCGCGTCAGTCACGGCGGCCGCCGGCGTGATTTCGTCGTTCATGTTTTTCTCCATCATGTTGACCGCGTTGGCGGCAGAACCTGCCTGACGCATCAGGCAGGGGTGACGCGCAGTTTCCGGAGCGGAGTCGCTCCGGATCTGCGCACCGGCATCGGCCCCGATGGCCACCGCCGAAACTTCGAGGGGCTCCCAGTCGACGGCCCGGTAGAGCGGGCGCTGACCGTCTCGCTTTTCGACTTCGTAGGTATACACACGATACCCGACCGAGACGTTGCGGATGATTCCGCCGATGATGTCGCGCCATATTGGCTCGACCTCATCCCGCTGGCTGAAGCGGATTGTGGCCACCCCCTGGCCGCCTTCAATCCGCGCCGATCCGTCCACGACAACCCCCAGCACAGCACTGAGATCATCGGCATTGTGCGAATTCAGGAACGGCGCGCCGCCGTTCAGCCGGTCCATGCGCACGGCGCCAGGATCGACGATCAGCTCTTCGTCGATCTCACCATCAGCCCATGAGAAACAGCGCACCGTGGCACCGGTCGTCCAGATGATATCGACCGTTCGCGCTGCCTCGTCGATGCTGTCGGCACGCACCAACGCAGCCCGTTCGATCACCGGCAAGTCAATGGTATCTCTTGGCATGTTGCCTCCTGGGTTTCAGTTCTGTGGCGACGCGCCGTCGCCGAGCGGCGTGGTCGGATCCGCAATTTGCACCTGCCCGCCCTTGCTGACCCGGCGCGGGTCTGCATCCGACACCAGGCCGAGCGCGTCGGATTTGGCCAGAAACGCCGCCTGCTCAACCAGATTGGCATCCGGGTCGTAGCCACGCTTGGCGATCATCTGCGGCAAGGTCCGGAACCCGGACCGCACATCCAGCAGGTCGGCCTGCGCATCTTGCAGCGGGTTGACGCTCTCGAAACTTGGCGGCGCCCATTCGACTGCCACTCGCGGCGTATTGATCGCACCCGAGAGATTTGCCGCGGCGATGAACCAGTCCCAGATCGGCTGGCAGAACATCGGAATCAGCACCTGCCACTGCATCATGTCGATCATCCGGCGGTATTCGTTCAGCCCGACGCGGCTTGACGAAAAGTTTGCCTGGCTGAGATCGCCCGTCAGCAGCGCATAGGGCACCCGAAATCCCGAGGCGATGATATGCAACTGCACCCGGTGCCATTCGTAAACGCCGCCAGACCCTGCGGGCTGGTTGAACTTGATGTCCGTCGCGCCCTTCGCATAGGCGATCATTCCGGGTTCGAACTGCTCGACCTTGGTGCCGTCATCCCGTGTAACAACGGGGGCCACGCTTCCGGTTTCGTCATCGGCATTCAGCAGCATACCAACGAGGCAGGCTTCGGTCTTCTTGCGCGCCAGTTCCGCAACCTGCCAGTCGTCGATTTCGCGCAGGCTGCGGATCACCGGCGCGCCCCACGGCACGCCGCGATTCTGCAGCCGCTGCCGCTCGAACATATGGATCACCTGATCGGCAGGCACCCGGACCGACTCCATACGGTTTCCGACGCCGCGCAAGATATCCCCGGGGTGATCCTGATAGAGCCAGAAGGCGGCGCGGCGGCCATCAGCGTCATATTCGATGCCCTGCACGATTCGGCGGTTTCCGACAGACTGCATCTTCGCGTCATCGAGGTGATCTGCCTCGCGCAACTGAATGCGCAACGGCACCCGCCGGCCTTGGGCTTTGCCCCCAAGCCGCTGCAACGCCAGCGCCTCGCCGCCCTCAACCATCTGCCGCGCGGCCAATGCCGTCAGCCCGTGAAAATCGGTGTGGCCGTCGAAATCGGCATGCGCGGACCAATCCGCCCACAGCGTATCAACCCAACGGTTC